ATTATATATAGTATATCTTTGTTCATGTAATAATATTCAACTATAAATAAATACTAATATGGCTGTTGAAAAAGTTGTTATACCTGATGATGAAACTCAGGAGCAAAAACAAGAACGTCTTCGTAAAGAATTAGAAGAACGTAAAGCTAAGGAAGCTAAAGAAGCTCAAGAAGCTGAAGAACGACGTAAAGCTGAAGAGGAAGCTGCTCGTAAGAAAGCTGAAGAAGAAGGTGATAAGGGTGGTTCTACTGGTAATGGTGAAGAAGAAATTGAACCGGAACAAGTAGAAATTGATGGTACTCTTTACACACTTGATGATAACGGAAACGCCGTAGATGATAACGGTGAAATTAAGTTCACAAAAGAACAAATTGATGCAATGTCTGATGAAGGTGCTAATGAATTAGACGGTGATTATATCGAAGCTATTTCAAAAGCAAGTGGCATTGTTATTAAAGATGAGAAAGGTGAACCTGTTAAGTTTGAACCTACGATTGAGGGTTTTGCTAAACGTGAAGCTGCTGTAAAAGCTCTTGGTGAACGAGAGGGTTTTGCAAAAGGTTTTAACGAGTTTTTAGCTAACAATCCTGATATTGCAGCTCTTGTTGAATATAAGAGTAAGTTCGGTACAATCGAAGGTTATTCGGCAAATGTAGATTATAGTAAAGTTGAAATCAAAGATGATGATAACTTACTTGCTGATTTAATCTATAAAGCTGAAATTCAAAAAGGTACTTCTCCGGAACGTGCCAAACGAATTGTTGAGTTTGCAAAAGCAAATAACACTCTTAAAGACGATGCGACTGAAAGTCTTAATTGGTTGCGTAAAACTCAAGAGAGTGAGATTAAAGCAATTCGTGAACGTGAGGCCAAAGAAATGCAGGCTGAACTTGAAAAGGAAATTAAATACTTTGGTGTTTCGTATGAAGATGACGGTACTGTCAAAATTCATAATGCACCGGGTAGTCTTTATGATTTAATTGTTGTTAAAGGTCAGATTGGAGAATATGCTCTTCCGAAAGAAGGTTTGAGAATTAAGACAACTGATGGTGAAAAACTTATTTCTCGTCAAGAGTTATTTGATTATTTCTCTCGTCCTGTTCAAGAAATTAATGGAATGGTTTATAGTCAAGCACAGATTGATGAGATTAATCGTCTTTCTAATCCTGCTGAATTGGCTATGCGATTTATTATGAATCTTGATGGTGGAGTTGACCAACTGATTAAAGCTGAACTTGCTAAAAAAGAAGTTAAACGTCTTCGTTCATTAGCAAGTAAGACTGGTAAAAACAATGGTAATCCTAAGGTTCATAAGATTGCAAAGGATGATAAAATTGTTTTACCTATTAAATAAAGCAAATGTTCTTGCCTTATAATAATAACTTAACCAAAAATCTAATTTACAATGCGTGAAATTGGAACTGTAAAATTTGACTCGAATCAATATACAGATGCTAATATGCTTCTGAATTTTGATTTGATTGACCCTGTTAAACTTAATCGTAATCTTACTTATCTTTGGGGTAAGGATAGTGACAAGTATCCTCTTCTTACTCTTACTGAGGGCCAGGGTGCTGTTACAACAAAAGTTAAGCTGAATGGTGGTGATACTCAATATACTTGGGAAATTGCTCCTCGTCAGCGTGTTACTTCTCGTCTGAAAAAGCTGGTATCTGATAAAGCTGCTATTCAGCCTTATGGAACTGTTGAGGTTGAAATGGAGGATAATTGGTTTATTTATCAGCACACGGCTATTGCTCCTTCGGGTATGCAATGGCGTATTCAGAATGAGGGTATTGCTACTTCGACTGGTGGATACGTTTATCGTTTTACCAATATGTCGGGTGCTCCTATCTCGGCTGATGCTGTTGCAAAAGACTTCATTAGTGGTGCTATTTGGGCATTAGGTGCTTCGACTATTCCGGGTAGCAAGTCTGACGGAAACCGCTCGAATAACCAGTCGTTCAGCAAGGCAACCAACCAGTATGGTTACTACCGTTTCTCGAAAGAGATTGCTGGTAACATGGGTAATAAGGTTGTTAATATTGCCTTTGATACTGCATCTGGTGGTGAGCGTAGTCTGTGGATGCCTTACGAAATGAAGATGTGGGAAATCATGCGACGTGAGATGCTCGAAGAGGACTTGTGGTTCTCGGAGTACAACCGCGATTCGAATGGTATTATCCACTTAAAGGATGAGAAGACTGGTGAGGCAATTCCTCGTGGTGCTGGTGTTCTTGATATTCTCAAGGCCGTTGGTAATTATGAAACGTATTCTGTTCTGACACTTAATCGTTTCGACCGTATCATCACTCGTATCTTTGACAATCGTATTGATTCTACCGTTGAAGAACTTGTTCTTTATTGCGGTAAAGGTTTCGCACGAATGTTCAATGATGCTATCTATTATGATGCTCGTCTTAAGAATTACTTTGTAACTCTTGGTGATAACGAGATTAAGAGCGATGGTGAGATGATGTCTTATGGTAAGTATTTTAACCGTTATAAGATGTTTAATGGTAAGATTCTTACTGTCAAGATTGTTGATATGTTCGACCACGGTATTCGTGCTCGTCGTGACCGTGAAGCCGGTAATATGTATCAAGGTCTGCCTATTACTTCTTATAGTGCTGTATTCCTTGACCATACTATGGGTTCGAATGGTGAGCGTAATATTAAGTTTGTTTGTGAAGAGGGTCGTGAGTATAAAGTAGGTGTCTATAAAGGTATGGCTGAACTGCCTGCTTCGTGGGGGCTTGCAAGTGGTACTCAACTGTCGGATACGAAGGATATTGCTTCTTATGAAGTTCTTGGTTCGCAGGGTATCAATATTGATAATCCTACTACTTCGTTCTGGCTTGATTTAGCTCTGAACTAAACACCCAATTTGAGTAGTAATAATCGAAAGGTTATTACTACTCATTAACATATAAAAGATTGAATAACTTAAAATGTTAAAAATATGATTAAAGTTAATCGTTCAGTTCGTATTGAATGGAGGAACAATCCTTCTTCTTTTGAACTTCGGAATAAAGATGCTTTCAAAACTGATTTTCTTCGTCTTGGTTCTGCTATTCGTCCTGTTAACGAATTGCTGAGCCGTAGTGAGGAAATGCGAGTTCTTCTTCCTACTGTTGTTGGTGTATCTCCTATTGATAGTTCTTGGCAAGAACGAATCACTACATACTTAAATGATTTTCTTCTTGAGATTCCTGTTCATGGCTTAGAGTTCGATACTTCTTACGTTTTAGATTTAGGTAATCCTGCTCTGAAAAGTAATATCGACGAACTTATCGGTAAACTTAAAAAAGCTGATAAGATTAAGAATGAAACTGGTTCGGAACTTGAAGCTATTGTTCTGAAACGGATTAAGGAACTTGATGAAACGGAACTTTATAAGTATGTTACTTTTGTTAATATTCCCGATTATATTAGTTGGAGATATTGCCTTTTAAGTAGCAAAGTTGCTAATAAAGTTGAAGACATTAATAAAAGCGTCAATATTCAATTTTATCTTACTTCGGATAGTGAGCGTAAAGCACTCAAAGCTGCTCGGACGAAACTTCGCACTGATGCTCTCAAGAAATATACAGAACTTATTAATAATCCGAATAGCGCACTTATCGACAATGTTGTTGTATCGACAGGTAGCGTAGGTGATTATTCAGAATTTATGGCAATGACTGCCGATGATAAGCAATCTGTTCTTCTTGAACTTATTGACAGTGACCCGCAGAAGTTTATTAGTATTGTTGATGATAAACATCTGGCGATGAAAGCTAAGATTACTATTTATCTTTGGATGAATATTATTCGACAACTTCCGAATAGTTCTATCATTGTCGATGCTTCTAATCCGGAAAATGTTATTGGTAATAATATTAATGATGCTATCTCGTATTTCTCGAATGATAACAACAAAGGTATTGTTGCCGAGTGGAATGCGAAGTATCGTAGTTTGAAAGGTTAGTCATGTATGAAACGGTAAAAGAGTTACACATCGAAATAGAGCAACGAATACAGCAGATAACATCTAATAGACATCGGAGTATTGCTCCTCAGTTTATTGATATGATGCTGAATCGAGCTGCCGTTAAATATATACAAACTAAATCAAATAGGAAAACTAATTATAAAGGAGAAGGTCTTGAAGATAGTAAAAAACGTGTAGATGATATTCAATCATTAAAACGTGAAACTCCGTGGCTTAAACTTAAACGTGATAAGCAAGATACGGATTATCCAAATAGAGCTTTCGTTATTCTTCCGAGTGATTATCTAAAACTTATTTCTTCTACTTCTCGATTAACTTATGGCAAAGCTCGACTTGTTGAGAATTTACATGAGGTCTATCCTGATGATGAAGTTAAGAATTTATATTATCATCTAATTGATTTGTCTAAAATTGCCTTAACTGGTGATGAATTTAATGGACAAATTATTGTTAATGGGAATGAGATTGATATTTCAGATATTCTTTCTCTTTATAATAGTGATTCAGATAAGATTGATTTGTATGAAATTGCAGGTTTGACTTGTGATAGATTACGTCAAGCTCTTTCTAATGAATATAATGTTTATTGGGAGAATCTGATTGGTCGTTATTATAAAGATTGTATTATTATTACTTCTAATGCAAAAGATGAAATTGCATTGAAAGTTAATAATACAGATATTCCTGTTATTACTTATAATACTACTTATGACGAGTTCGTAAATGTAGGAAATAAGTTTTCTGAAAATGATTTAATTGCTACCGAAAATATTCGAGCTACTCTAAATAACTTCTATGGTAATAAAAATAGACATCTTAATCCAATAAGCGAACTTGTTGATGATAGATTGTTTGTTTATTACGGTGATGATTTTTGTGTTGATGCGGTTAAAATTTCATATATTAAGAAGCCACGTCTTTTTAATATTGATATTAACCAAATGTCAGATATGGAAGTTACACCTGATTTCATAGATAGTGTAGTTAGCGATATTCTTCTTGTTCTTAAAGATGACAGTTTTAGTGCTGTTAAACAACAATCAAATTTAGAATAGAAAATGAAAAGTGTAATTGTCGCAAATGATTTTCTGACAACACTTGCTAATAATGATGTTAGCAAGCTGACTCGCGGACAAGCTGTTCTTCTTAATTCGGCTGGTAAAGTCGTTGCAGCTGCTTCGGATGTCAAGGATGACGAAATGTTGCAGTTTGTTCTTGGTCTTGGTGATGGCAAGGTTAAGCGCGGCGTTTGGATTAATCCTAAGTGGTCGAAGCAGCACAAAGAAAAGTATCTTGCTCCTGCTGGTAAAACGTATAAGTTTACGAATCTCGTAGCTAATCGTGGCATTGGTTATCAAGGTTTCGATGCTGAGGTTATTATCTCGTGCAAACCTATTAATTCTTTTGGTGGTTATCCTCTGGAAGTTTACAATGCCAGCGTAACTATCAACGGAATTGATGAAGCAAGTGCTGATATTATTGCTCGTCTGAAAGTTGAGATTGAAAAGACTTTAACTAAGATTAATGCTCGCTTTGGTGCTGATAGCATTACGATTGATGATTTCACTGAAGCAAGTGTTACGTTCACTGGCGCCGCAGGTTTTGAGTATTATGTAACGTTTGATGGTATTCTTCGTGCTACGCTTGAAGAGGGTACTGAGAATCAAACTCCGGTTGGTACTTATGACCAAGTTGCTAAACTTGAGAAAGAAGCAGATGTTGCCGGCGTAGGTTATAATCCTAATTTCAAGGAATATGACCGTGTTTATGGTGATATTTTTACAGCTACCGAGGGTGTTATGTATGACACTTATGTAATTACTTCTCGTGCTGATTTCACACATCCCTTTAATTTACATACAGAGGGTTTACAGGTTACTCAATTTATTGCTATTGACAATACTAAGAGTACTGCAATTACTGCACTCGAAACGGTATTGGCACTCATTAAGTAAGAAATTGATTTGTTAAAAATGTAACCACAAGAATAACTCCTAATGCTATTAATTGTGGTGTTAGGAGTTATTCTCTTAATGATGCTAATGTTATGTGACAAGTGGGCGTGCAACCTCCTGCCCCACCGGGGAGCGAGGCCGCAGGCCGAGCCATACAAGTTGCACCATTATTATTATTAATCGTCATATAACAATAAATACGATTAGTATTATGATAAAGAAAATATGGAATAAAATAACTACTTTTTTAAGTGGTTATTATTCAGAACATAAAGACGATATTATTATTGGTTTCGTCATTGCTACTGTCGTAGGTATTTTATTTAAGGCTACTGTTGCTACTTGGTTTATGAGTTTATGGATTACATTAGCTTATCAAATCATTACTTGTGGTATTCAAGCTGCAAGAAAGAAAACAGTAACTGGTCTTAAAATTCATCCTATTATTATTAACTTTGTAGTTGGAGTATTTATTTCGTTATTGTTCTTGGTATGGCAGTAATTAATCTTCGAAATGTTGTAGCGCTCGGTGTGCTTGAAGATGGTGTATATCCGAGTGTTTATAATGGCCAAACCGGAGAATATATTGGTACAGTAGATGGTGAAGGTGCTGGTGTTAAAACAGTTCCTACATTATATATGTACTATCGAAAGAACGGCCACCTATATTTATATAGGACAAAGGAGAGGATTGAAATAGACTTAACTAATGTAACTGCTTACGATAATAGTGCTCTATTTAAGCTAACTGAAAAATCTGATATTAGTTCTGCAAAGATTACAGAGTTTGAATCTCGAAATATTGATGTAGGACATTATGAATATAAAGTTCCGTGGGTTAAATCAACTCAACAATATCTTTATATACTTGTACCGATTGTTCGTTCTATACATACAATTACAGTACAAGGCATCATAAGTAATCAGATATTCACTCTTACTGGTATTTATGTTCACGAGGGTAAATCTTGGTGGATTTATCGGACGAATGTAAAGACCAATTTTGATTTTAATGATGCTGTTAATGAGATTCTTGATGTTCAAGTATATGTTCGTGAGCTTACAGCAGAGGACTTAAATCCTATTGAACAACTTACGAAACTTTTATTTGAACATATTAATAATAAGTTTAATCCTCATGAGGTAACAAAAGAACAAGTTGGTCTTGGTAATGTTGATAACACTGCCGATATGGATAAACCTGTATCTCGACCTCAGAAAGAATATATTGATGCTCTTGAAAATAGGGTTAAAGGTTGGTTCAAACAGTTGAATGTTTGGATTAACAATCATGTTGCAGAAGTTAATAAGAAGTTTCAAGATGTTTGGGCTGCTATAAACAAGAAACTTGATAAAGAAGATTACGAGAATGACAAAGATAATTTCAATGCTCATATTCGTAATTATGATAATCCTCATAGAGTTACTGCCGCACAAGTTGGTTTACCAACAGCAGCAAGTGATATTGAGAAATTAAAACAAAAAGCTCAAGAACTTCAAGGTTTGCTTATTAATAAGCAAGATAAAACTTCTGAAGAACTTGTTACTGATAACAAACGTATTGTAGATGCTATTAATGAGATTTATGGTATTGTTGTAGAACATAATAATCATGTTCGTAGCAACAGTATTAATCAAATTGAAGTTACAAGCGAGATTCCTACTACGTTTGAAGATGGTACACTTTGGATTCGTATTCCTCGAAATGAAGAAGATTATATAACAATTAAGATTGAAGCTGTTCCGGTTGATTCTATTATACGAATGATTAATTCGGAAGGTAAAGAATCGGCAGGTGTTGGAAGCGCAAGTCTTGAATGTTTAATTCAAAGTCGTTTACATTATATTGTAGAAAAAGAGAATTACATTACAAAAGATGTTTATGTCGATGTAGGTGTTGAAGATACAACAATCAATGTTGTTCTTACACCTAAGACTAAAAAGACATTAACTGTAAATGCAACTCCTGATAATGCTTTAATTATATTTACTGATAAATCTTCTAATGTAGTTATTGCTCAAGGTACTGGTACTCTTACATATGAAACTTATGACCCGCGTGATATTTTAATTCAAGTTGGTGCAAGTGGATATGAAACTTACGAAGAGCGTATTACATTAGATGAGAATATAATTCGTGATATTACTCTTACAGCTCTACCAGTTGAACAAGGTGCTGTAAGTCTTACGGTAGTCGATAGCGAAACAAAGGCCAAAATAGCCGCATACGTCTATGATAAGGACACGGGTGGTATATTAGGTCAAGTCACAAAAGATACGCCGCTACAACTCACCGGAGATGTAAATACGAGCCGAATTTTGAGGTTTGTTTCGTCGGGTTATATAGAGGTTGAACAACTGGTAACTTATGCAATTCCTACCGCAGAAGTTACTGTTGAAATGGATAAAGTTCCAGTTCAAACTGGTACTATCTATGCAACTGCTGTAAATACTGAATCTACTGCTTTAGACGGTGTTACGTTTGAGTATAAGCTCAGTACTGAAAGTAGTTGGAAACCTCTTGGTAATGATGAATCGACCACTGGTAAATCTGAAGTTGTTACAGCTCCAGTTGGAACAAATGTTGATTTCCGAGCTTCTAAAACTGGTTATATAACTAATACTGGAACTGGTACAATTAATTCTACTGGTGAACATAGTGTTACTATTGTACTTGAAGAGTTACCGCCTGAACCCGAAGAGGTTTCTGTAACTATCAAGGCTTATGAAATTTATGATGATAATAAACTTTATTTAGCTGCTGATATTAAAGAGATATCAAGTACTGGAACTACTGTTGGTACAACCAGACCTGATGAACCTTTGGTAATCACAAGGAATAAAGGTAGTGTTATAACCTATTATGCTTTACCGTTATCTTCTGATTGGTATAAGATAGGTTATGAAGAAGTAGTATTTGATACTGATAAAACAGTTGAGATATTATGTCTTCGTAATAATAACGGCCTTATTAAAGTTCGTACACGGGATGCTTTAACTGGTTGTATGCTTACTGATACTATTTATGATGAAACTAATAAACAGATAGGTAACTGTGATTCATCAGAAGATGGTTATGTTAGTGAAGCTAATCCGATTGGTTTTGAACGTAATTATAAGACGTTAGGTGATACTCGTTATGAAGCTACTGAACCTGCATTGTTTATTGCAGATGAACCTTCTGAAGCTGTTGTCAATTATATTGATTTACATCCGAAAGAAGGTCAAGACTATATAGCTCTTAAATTTATAGATTCTGTTACTAAAGCTCCTATTACCACAGGTATTAGTTGTCGGTTTAGTTCTTCTGTTAAAACTATCGTTACTGATTATCAAGGTATAGCTCATATTAGTGGTACTTATGATTCAAAGGTTGTAATTTTGGTTAGACGCGATGGTTACACTGAATATAATCAAAGTTATGATAATCTTGCAAATCATAGTGTTACAACTATCGAATTAGTACCTGAACCAGTATTTGAAAACGATGGTATTGATTATATGCAAATAGAAGGTGATGGTATTGAACATCCTATATTTAGGGTTGGTGATGTCGAATCTAATTAACGGTTTAATGATATGAAAGAATCAGTAATTCGTAAAGTATTTTGTGCCTTAAACTGGCCTCCGAAAACTGGTGCTTTTCAGAAGTTAATTACTTTTGTAGTTGAAGGTTTAGCCACTAAGGCTGAATCTTCAACTGTTCAACAATTACAGACAAAAGTAGAAACTCTTGAAAGTACTGTTAATACATTACAAGAAACTGTTACTACTTTAAGTGGTAAAGTGAGTATATTAGAGAGTAATTATACTTCTTTAGAAAGTCGTGTAACTGCTCTTGAAACACCGCAAGGTTAATATTAATCTACAACTATGGCACAACTTAATCTTCTTGAACGAGCTACGGAAGCTGTCGTAATGCTTAATAGTAATCGTCGGCAGGTTCTTGATATGTGGCTTAATGGTAAAAAAGTTTGGCCAATAGATGAACCTGTTGTAGAATTAGCTGTTGATAAAACTCTTGTTATTCTAAATAAAGATAATAATTATCATGAAACCATAACTGTTTTCGCAAGTGATACAGCTGAATGGGAATTTGGTAATTAGTTTGTTATTATAGTTAATCGACCAAAAAAAAAACAAATGGCAACTATTCCGAGTTATTTATCATGGGTTCCTAAAACTGGTACTGGAAATGCACAGATTAAGATTAATTCTGTGAATCCTTATACTGGTCGTACGGATAGAAGTACTTCAGTTCCCGGTAAGATTGTCGGAAAGACTAACGCAGTTACAGTCACGGTTCTTGAAAAGGCTGCTGACGAATTTATTACTCCCGATGGTTTAACTATTAATGTTGCTAAAAGTGGTGAAACAATTCATGTAACTGGTAAGTCTAACTCGAAACTTCTTACGTTTACATGGAAAACTAACTTCGGTATTGCAAATATAACATCATTTAAGGTTAATGGTAGTACAACTGCTACGTCTGGTACTGCTATTACTGGTGACCCCGGTGCTACTGGAGAATATACTTATGATGTTACTGTTGTTGTACCGAAGAACAACACTATCAAAGCTCGTTCTGCAACTCTTGAAATCAAGGGTGAAGGTTCGACTGTTGTTAAAACTATTACTATTACTCAGGCTCTTGGTGACAGCTATCTGTATCTCAATTCGCAGGGTACAACTACTGCAACTGTTACTATTCCGAAAGGTGGTGGTGAGCAGACTCTGAGTGTTCTGTCGAATGATAGCTGGACATTTGAGCCTTCTAATTAAACTAATTAATCATTTATGAGTGTTATTACTAATAAATGGAATGACGGGAGTGGAGATTCAATTTCTATTGAATCTCCCTCTTTTCAAGGAAACCAGACTGTTAAGATTTCATCTCCTGTTCAGAAAGGTACTTCTAAAAGAAGTATGAAGTTTATTGGAAAGTGTAAAAAAGATTCCAGTAAACAAGTTGTTCTTATTGTTGAACAAGAAGCTTCTGTTTATACATATGATTTAATATTAAGTAGTGATAACACTAAAATTGCCGCAAAAGGTGGAACTGCAAATATTACAGCTGTACTTAAAACTTATCGTAATGGTAATTTAGTTAGTACAGATACTGTTACTCCAGTTCTATCAGGAAACGCTACCGGATTTTCTATATCTGGTACTAAAGTTACTGCAAGTAACCGTACTACTGTTGTAGGAGCTGAAAGAAGTATTACTGTAACTGGTAAATCCTCTAATACGTTTGATGGTCAAATAGCTACTGCAAATATTGTTATTAAACAAGAAGCTAATACTGTTTCGTATAGTGATATAACCATAACTAAAGAAACTCCTATCAATTTAAGTGCTGCTATGCACATTAATATCAAAGTTTCTGATGGTTTATTTTATTCTCAGAAAGCTACTTATACAAGTGGTGCTACCACTGATATTACAACAGGTGCTAATATAACTTATTCTGTTCAAAATCCAGTTACTGGATTTAAGTTATCAAATAATATATTAATTGTAACTTCCAATAAATCATTAAATCCTCGTAATGGTTTTGTAGTTAGAATTAATATATTACTTAATGGTAAAACTGTTATTAAGGATATTACTTATAATCAAGCTGCTGGTTATTATACTTATGCTAATCCAGTTGTTACATTAACTTGTAATGATGTTCCTGCAAACGGTGGTAGTGTTAAAACCGGAAATGTTACATATTCCCAGACATATGGTTGGAATGGTGAAACTACTGGTGCTGGTGTTATAACTGAAGGCGAAGCTTATATTACCTGGACTGGTGGTGTTGATAATATTCCATCTCTTGGAACTACTGTTAAATCTCGAACTAAAGTAGGTGTTTTAGGTGTAACAGTTAATATTAATGGTAAGTCTGGTAATGCAAATGCTGATATTTATCAAGCTGAAAATAAAGTAACTAATAGTAATTATAATCCTCGAATCACTGCTTATGGAACTCCTACTGTAAGTATTGGTAGTGGTTTAACAGCAGCTGGTGGTTCTGCGAAGGTAAGTGCTTCCGTTACTAATACTGAAACTTATAATGCTTTGTATAGTTCGGGTGCTACTGGCCCGAATCAAACACGAAGTGTTAGCGGTAGTGTATCGATTTCCATGACTGCTAACGGTAATAATAGATTCAGTTTATCTGGAAATACGATTACTCATAGTAGTATGGGAACTAATGAAACTACTGATACTATTACTATAAAAGCTGTAAATAACGGAGATAATTCTAAGTCAGCTACTGCTTCTAAGAGTATAACAAACAGTAAAACTGTTAAATCTACTTCTGGTGGTGTTTATACATATGGTGATGTAATAGCTGGTACAATAACAAATGGTATTATTCCTGCAAGTGGTGGTTCTGCTACTGCTATAGCTGGAAATGGTACTCAAAGTTGGAGCAAGTCTGCTACTATTACTACTTATCAATATGATTCTGGTTCTACAAAAAATGTTACAACTGAAAATGCTTCAAGTGGAACAAACAATGTTTCACCGAGTATCGCTTCTATCGAAGCTACTGCATCTTCGAAAGGAACCACTGTTTCTTCTCAAACTACTGTAAAGAGTCAGGTTGTTACTTGGTCGGCTAATGGTAAATCTGTAAGTGGAACAATGTATATTTACCAAGAAGCAAATGCTGTAATAGATGATAATTACGATGAACATCTTAGTTCTTATGGTACTCCTGAAATGGTTATTGTATCTAATCTAATTACTGCTGCTGGAGGTACTGCACGTGCAGCTGGAGTAGTCAGAAATACTTATACTTATTATAATTTATATACATCTGGTAGTACAGTTCCTTATACAAGAACTAAAGCTGGTGTTTATAAAATCGAAATGATTAGTAATGGTAATAATAGATTTTCTATGGATGATACGTATTTGATTACACATTCATCTATGGGAACTAATGTTACAACTGATACTGCTAAATTTAGATGTTATAATGAAAGTGATAGAACAAAATATGTAGATGACTCTATTTCTGTAAGTAATAGAATTGAATCATATAATTATGGTTCTTGGAATATTAGTATTTCTGCTAATCCTACTTCTCTTCCAGCAACCGGTGGTACTTCTACAATCACTTCGAGTTGTACTCGTTCTAAAACTCCTGTTTATACATCAGGTAGTACTGGAACAGCAACAAGTGAAAGTGCAACTCCAACATTAGCTTTAACAACTAATCCGGGAGGTTTTACATTAAGTGGTAATAAATTAACAGCAGCTAATAATCCTATTGGAGCAAAAACTGCTACTGTAACTGCAAGTTATTCTGGTGCTACTTCTAAGTCAGTTAGTGTTACACAAGCAGCTGGCCCGGATGGTATTGGGTATATGCAGATACAAGGTGATGGAACAAGTCATCCTATTTTTAGAGTAGGTGGTAATACAAGAAGTGTTGAACCTATGTCTATTAATGAAACCTCTGAAACTGCATCTGATGAAGATGTTAGTATATTTGCAAGCATTAAGAAATTTCTAACTAAATTTGTTTAAGTTATGACTAAAATAAATAAGCAGGCTCTTAAAGCATATTTCCAAACTGGAAAAATACCTACTCAATCTAATTTTGCTGATTTGATAGATAGTGTTATGAATATTCCCGATGGAGGGGAGGATTCAACATTAGTTCTTGGTAATGGTGATAAAAACGGTGCTCCTTACGTAAATGGTTATAGATTTATTAATAATAATGATAGCAATACTTATTTAATTATTTCTTGTTGGGATAATGATTTAGGTGATAATGTTCCTGTTTTATTATTTTATTTTCCAACTGATAGTCCAAGTACTAATTCTGATACAATAACTTATCATGTTTTAACAAGAGCTAAAGTTATGGACATGTATCAAGAATTAGGTGGGACTCTTAATGAAGCATCTGATGATACAGTTGTTGCAGCTATTAATTATTTGGCTTTAGATTGGTTTAAAATATTTAATAGATATAATAATAATCCTCCTGCGCCAAGGGTTGTAACATATAGTAGTGGTAGTGAATATATCACTTGGTATGTTTATCCTGCAATTTTTAATAACAAATGGGTTATTGGTTATGCTTTGGAATGTACTATTGAAGGTGGTGCTGGTAGTACATATCAACATTTGATGGTTCAAGGTAATAATGTTGTTGAATTTAGTTATCCAGATAATGTTATTGTTGATAGATTACGTAATGGCACTTGGAATAAAAAACTTCTTTAATCTCTAATTATTATTAGAGATTAAACTATTATACAAATTCATTTAATTTCTAATAATTTTAGAGAAATGACAATTGCACAAATTAAAGCTTTGTTTCAAACTGGGAAAATTCCTACACAAGCTGATTTTGAAAATTTGATAAGTAAGATTCCGAATGATGATTTTAGTGCACTTGGAAGTTTGATTACTACTAATAATTTTACTATAAAAACTCAATGATTAAAATTTATTGTAAATTCATACCACTGAAAGGATATTTATGTATGACGATATTATGGTGGTTAATCATACGAACTAAATACAAAGATAAGATTACTGAAACTGTTGAACGACATGAAACTGTTCATAGTTATCAGCAAATTACTCTTTTTGCTACAAGTTTTTTGGTTAGTATCATATTAAGTCTTACTACAAATGTTTCTTGGTGGTGGTTACTTGGTATTGCAATATTTCCTTTATTAGCTTACGTTGTTAGTTGGATAATTGAAATTATATTACCTCCTTACAATCGAGCTTATAAAGATATTTGTTTTGAAGGTGAAGCAAGAAGTTTAGAATCTGATAAAGATTTTAGAAAGAAATTGTTTCCTTTTAGTTTCTTAAAATATATTCCAAATAAGAAATATGGTGGTCGATGAAATTGATGAATGGTAAATGGAACAACTCGTAGAACATTTTGTTGAGTTATTCAGTACTCATTTCGATTTATCATTTATGCTTTGTGTGAATGTTTTAACATACATACTCATTAAAGTAATAGATGATATTAATGGTGATAAATCTGTTGGTACATGGACTAAACGACTGGTTATGCTAATTAGTTGTTTTGCTATTGCAGCAGGATATGTAGCAGGTGGATATGAGAATACTACAATTCTTATTAATTCTGCTATTCTTGCACCAGTTGCTTGGAGTTGGATATTCAAACCGATTCTAAAAAAGATTGGTGTTGATTATAAGAAAATTGATAAAACTACTAAAACTAATTAAGTTATGGCAAAAGGAACTCGCGGCTGTGGTACGGCTGGCATTAAATCTGGTGATGTTAAGAAAATTAAGAAAGGTTCTAAAAAGAAATAAAACACTATGACAAATTTTAAGCACAAAGTGTTCTTATTAATTGCTAAATGGATACCCGTAGCTGTTGCTGCGGGTATTCTGATTAATAATACACTTGCAATATTGGATGTCAAAGATGTAATATTAGATTTATTTGATATTACGGTTGGTAGTTCGTTAGCTTTCGTTGTAATGATGTATGCTTGTAGCTATGTATTTAACTTTTATTATTGGCATAAAATTGTTATAACTTATGACCTATTTGTGCTATTATATATTCTGCTAATTCGTTATACTAATATTGGTGAATGTAGTGACAGTTTATTACTTACAATTCATTATATTCTTGCAGGTATATTTATAGCACTAATTTGGTATGTTAAGAAAAAGTGTAAAATTACTGATTAAAAAGATGGTGGATTATAAGAAAGCTCTTGTAGCAATTCTCGAAAATACTCTTGAGAATGTTAATGCTGGAAATACTAATATAACTGAGGAAGAAGCTTCTGTTATTATAGACCATCTTACAATGCTCAATAAAGGTGTAGCTACTGTTTCAAAAGCTTATGCTTGTGAACATGTTCTTCATATTACATCTAATAAATTTGATTATCTTGTCAGAAAAGGTATTATTCCTCACGGTCGTAAACGTTTAGGATTTAATGAACTTAGTTGGGTTCTTAAAGATTTAGATGAAGCTAAACGTTATTTGGCTAATAATAATGATTAATAACCTTTTGCGCTTGTAAATCCCGTAATCTTAATAGGTTACGGGATTTTTCATATCCTTATATTATTGGAGATATTAGTTGTAAGTTTATAGTGTAGTCGATTACTCTATCATTTAATAACAAACAAACTAATATCAATAATTGTATGAAAATGATTGATACTGAAACTGGCCATGAGATGGTTGAAGTTTCTGGACATGACAAGAAAGAGTATGCTTCAAAAGGCGTTGCAGGTACTGGTCTTGGACTTGGTATTGCTGGTACGGCTTTATGGTTGTTAAGCGGTGGTCTTGGCGGTGGTTTATTCGGAAATCGTGCTGGTCTTACTGGTGCAGCTGCAATCGGTGCCGAGTGTATTGCAGAAAAAGAAAATAAGTGTGAACTTATCAATGGTATGTGGACTTTGGCTTTTAATGGTCAGACCGCTCGTTTTAATGACCGTCAGACGATTAATGCTGAAATGTTTGGTCTTTATAAGAGTCAAGTAGATGCAGATTTTGCTCTGTATAAAAATCAGCGTGATGGTTTTGATGTTACTAATGCTCGTGTTGGTGAACTTGAGAAAGAGGTAGCTATTCTTCGTGCTACTCGTCCTTATCAGGATGCTCTTATTCAAGCTGCTATCGCTCGTGTTGCTGAGCAAGCTGAGTTTAATCTATTCCGTCGTACTTGCCGTATGATTTCGGGTGAAGTTGTTCTTCCGAATACTCCTACGGTTACGGGTTATAGTTCTTATGACCCTTGCGCTTGTCGTGCGACGACACCTGCTCCCTCTGCTAATTAATCTACTCTTTCTATTCGAGAAGTATTTCGGTATAAAAACCGGAGTACTTCTCCTTTTCAATTAAATCTTACAATTATGAATGGCCCTACATTTAATATTGGATACGACCCAATTCTTTCAAATCCTTTTCCTCAAGCTGTTGATTATACGAGAGAAATTGATGAACGAGTAAAATATCTTCAAGCTATTAAAGATAAAATGGCTGGAAGTAATCAACAAACTAATCCACAAAAAGATTCTTTATGGACAGCTATTGATAATGAAATTGGTAGCTTAAATGAAGAACAACGGAATATATTATTTAGTGATACTAAATATATCCAAATAGATACTCAATTAAAACAACTTGTTCAAGAAGCGCTTATTAATTCTGTTAAAGGTGTAATTGAACAATCTCAAGTTGGTAAAGATTTACTTACACAACAACTTAATTATGTTAAGTCAAGTAAAAATGCAATCATAGCTGAATCTAATAAGAAATTAGAATTGTTTGAAAAATTCCAAATTGCTGCTTTGGCTAATCCTAATCTTACTTACAAAGAATTTTGTGAATCTATAAATAAATAAACTA